TGTCCGGCTACGTCTTTGCGGGGGTCGTATTTTTCGGGTTTCTTTCGGTCTCGGCTGTCTCCGTAGATTGTTTTTTCGCCGTAACAGTAGGTTTCGTCTACTTCTAGGGCTAGGCTGTCGGCTCGGGCGAGGCCCCATTCGAATTGTCTGTGTGCTACGGCTAGGGCTGCGTCTAACGCTCCCATGACTGCTTGTATGGCCCGTCCGGAGGCGATGCTGGCTCCCGGGTCGCCGGTTAGCTGCCGTGGGTAGCGGGCGGCTGCCCGGGCTTGTTCTTCTAGCCGGGCTAGCAGGTCTTTGACGTCGAACATCATGCGGGGGGCCATGACTTCGAGCCGGGAGTCGGGCAGCCGGTATTCCATGACTGCTCCGGGGCCGAATTTTTCGAGTCCTTCTACTTCGTATCCGGCGATGGCGGGGTAGACTTCTTCTTCGGTTCGTTCTATTGTGAGTGTCATCAGATGGTGCATGGTTCGCAGGATGTGGATTACCTGGTCGAATTGTCCTCGTCTTTCCCCGTCGAATGAGGGGCGGACTATTTCGACTACTGGTACCCGGCTCATGTTGTTGGGTGATCTAGCTATGATTTGGTAGCGTCGGGTGTCGGGGGTGTGGCGGGGCAGGTCTACTATCATGTGTATGAATTCGTCTTTGGTGAACCAAAACCATTCTTCCACCTGGTCGGTGGATTCTCTGAATCTGCGGCGGTCAAGCTGCGGGTATTCGGCTGCTAGGTGTGCTAGGGATCGGGTGCGGGCTACGAGGCATTCGACTACGTTTCCTCGTTCGTCTTTTACCGGGTAGTAGTGGCGGGGGTCGAGTCGAAGATAGTAGGGGTTTCGTTTGGCCGGGTCGGGTTCGTCGAAGTTTGCCCACACTGCTATAGCGCAGGCTCCGGCTCCGGCGTAGTCTTGCCATAGTTGGGCTAGGAGGGCGCTGTAGTTTGAGGCTTCGCGTAGTTCTCTTAGTCTGCGTTCCCGTTTGGCTGCCGCTTTTCGGGCTTCTGCTCCTCCGTGTCCGTGGGGTAGGGGGACCCGTATTGTGGGTACGACTGCTCCGCCGATTGCCCCCATGTGGAAGAGGCCCATTTCGATGATGTTGGCTACGCTGGGGGCTGCGGGTTCTCTTGTCAGGTCGGGCCATACTTGGGCCCACAGGCCGTTGGCGATTTTTGTGACAGCGTCTACCCGGTTTTTCCAGTCCCGGTGTGCTTCGACGAGCAGGTCTCGTCGAGCCATATACTGGTTGACGGCGGGGGCGGTGTCTCCGGGCTGTGTGGTGTTTCCTGCGGTGAATGGTGCCGGGGTTCCGGTTTGGGCTTGTAGCAGGTCGGTTAGGCTGGACATGCTGTTTGTAGTTTAGCGTTTTTTAGGCTGGTTTTGTTTCGTTTAGGGTTGTTTTTGGGGTTGTCAGGTTTTTCGTAGTAGTCGGCGTGCTATTCGGGGGGGTAGGGCTCGGCCTTCGATGACGGTTTCTGGTTTTTGGGTTAGGCTGGCGGTTTTGAGTAGCCGGGTTTCTCCTTCGGCGATCCATAGGGCCATGAGTGCGTCTTGTTCTTCCCTGTAGGGGAAGCCGGCCATGTCTTCGAGTAGGGGGCGTAGTGTGGTTCTGTCGGCGGGGGTTGCTGAGGGGAACACGTAGAGGCCTCCGGCTATGAGGGGTGCTAGGGCTGCGACTCCGTATTCTTGGTCCCATTTTCCTCCTCGCCGGTTTCCTGCGTGTGTGATGTGTGGTACTAGTAGTGTTCCGTAGGCTCGGGCTCTGTCGCGTAGCAGCTGGTCTCCTAGTAGTGTGGGTGCGTAGTTGGTTTCGATTACGGTGCGTTGTGGCCGGTATTTTTCCCAAAATTTGTATAAGAGTTTTTCTCTTATTCCGGTGGCTCCTAAAGAGTGGCCGACGAACAGGTCGATTACTGTGCGTATTCGGGTTCGCGGGTTGTAGCCGATGAGTATGGCTGCTGCCCGTCCGGTGACGGCTGGGTCTACTCCGAGGATTAGGATTTCTTCTGGTTCTACTGTTCCGAGTCTGCGGGTGGCTCCGAGTTCTAGTGCGTGGCCGAGCATGTCGGCGGTGAATACGGAGTCGGTTTCTTGTAGGTCTTCTTGCTGGTATACGAGTCGCCATCTGGACGAGTTGGGTCCCCCCATTTCTTGCCGGATGTCGTACAGGCCTTTCTGGTAGCGGTTTGCTTGTAGTACGGGGTCCCAGACTTCTTGTCCTTCGAGGGGCCAAAATTCGGGCCAGGAGGATTGTTCTATCCCGTTTTCGTCTTCGACGATGGCTGGGACTTTTACCCGCCGGTAGTGTGGGTCGTCTTTCCACAGCTGGTCCCAGACGTGGTAGTTGTCGTGGGGGTGGACTCGGGTTCCGAGGATTATTACTCGTCCTCTTAGTGCGCGGGAGAGTACTTCTTGTAGGAACCAGGAGGAGATGCGTTCTCGCCGGGTTTCGGTCATCTGGTTTTCTAGGGTTAGTGCGTCGTCCATGATGACGAGGTCGAGTCTGGTTCCGTAGATTTGGGCTCCGACGCCTAACGCTTGAACTGTGGGGTCTCTTTCTCCGGATTTTCTTTGCCGCACGGTGATCTGGTCTAGTTCCCAGCGGTGTGTTCCTCTGGGTGGTTGGAAGCCCCCGTATTCGCGTATCAGGTTGCGTTGGGCTGTGTGGTACAGGTCTTCTTCGGTGAGGTACCGTTTGATGCGGTGTAGCAGGTCTTGGGCTTTAGTCTGGCTTTTTGTGATTAGGGCTATCCGTATGTCGAAGTTGCGTACGATGCTCCATAGGACGTATCCGAGTGAGATGTGGGTGGATTTGCCGAATTCGGGGGGCATTGTGGCTATTATCCGGTTGACTGTGGGGTCGGTTACCGCGTCGATGAGGGGTTTGTGTGTCGGGTAGACTTTGAGGTTCAGGTATTGTTCTGCGAATTCCGGATAGTTTAGGGGCATTGGGGGCCAGGGCCGTTCGTCTTCCGGTGTGTATCGTGCTGCTTCGACTTCGAGCGCCCAGCCGGGGTCGGCGTCCCGGTTTTTCTCCCACCATCCTCGGGTGACTCCTAACGCCTGGCATGCCTGGTTGTATGACAGGCCTTGTCGTACTAGTTCCAGGTATGCGCCTTTAGCCCATTCTTTCCACTGCTGGGATCCTTTTTTAATGTTGCGGGGCAGCGGTGGAACATATACGGGTAGCGGGTCTTCGGCTATGACCCGTTTTACTTTGACTCGGGGGCCTAGTCGTCGCGGCATGTTTCCTGGTACAGGTTGTACAGGCTGGTTTGTAGTGTTTGTACCCGCTGTTCGAAGGGCTGGTCTAGCAGGAGTATTCCGAAGGTTTCGAGGGTTGCGTGTGTGCCTCCGTCTGGGTCTTCTTCGACGAGTTCGGCTTGCAGCCAGCGTCCTCCGGGGATTACGAGTCCGGGGCCTTTCTTGCCGTAGGTTATGATTAAGGTTTGTCCTTCGGCTACGACTAGTGCGGATCCGTAGACGTGTACGGGCAGGTAGCCGAGGCAGGCTTCGAGCATGTTTTGGAAGTCGGGGTGTTGCTGCCGCCAGCGGGTGATGAGTTGCCGGCCGTTTTCTGCGAGGGTTTTAGCTGCCGGGTCTCCGGTTTCTTTGTGCTGTGTGTGGAATAGTTCTATGAGCCGGTCTTCTATGTTTTCCCACAGGACGGTCCAGTGGACGTGGATTTCGTAGGTGCGGAGGGGCCGTTCGTCGGGCCAGTGGTTGCTCATAGCGTGTTCTCCTTTCCGTTGTTTCCGTTGTGGACGTGTTCCAGCCGGTACACGCCTCGTCTGTCCGACAGTTTAACCGCTTTTATTTGCAGGCTGCCGGATCCTGCGTCCAAGTATAGCCAGTTTGACAGTCTGGTGCGGGGCACCCCGTGTTTTTCAAACAGGGCTTCCAGCTGTTTTCTGGTTATGGTTTTTCCAACATGCTGTTGCAGGTCTTCTGCTAGCTTGTCGGGCCAGGCGGTTCGGCGGGGGCTGGCAGGCTGGGAGACGGGGGTGGTTTCCTGGGTTCCCAGGGTTTCCGGGGTTAGCTGCCCGTCGGGCTGCCCCACCCACAGGCGGTGGAATACGTGTCGTATCGTGTTTTGCAGCTGTGTCCAGGTGACCCCTGTGGTTTGTTCCCCGTATTCTGCGTGTTCCGCCAAATATGCTTCCCAGGTTACGTCGGGCGGGTTTTCCATGTGTACTATTCCGACGAGTTTGTTTTCCGCCCAGTCTTCGTAGGGGGGTATGAGTCCGAGCTGTGTTGCGTGTTCTAGCAGGCTTACCGCTGGTGCTATGTCCCGTCCCGGTTCCAGTTGGAGGAACATGTTTATCTGGTTTTCGGTTTCTTCTTGTTCTTGTGGGGTGAGTGTTTGCGGGTTCCAGCCGGGGTTTACCGGGTTGACGGGTTTCCAGGCGGGTAGCAGCTGGTTGCGGAGCTGCAGATCATAGTTTAACAGGGTTTCTATGGTTTCATACAGGACGGGGATAGCGGTTGTGTGTAGCCAGTCAACATACCGTTTCCGTATGTGTGGTGTAGTACGCAGGTTCCTGTCCACCCGGGTTTCCAGCCGGTGGAGTTCATCCCAGCCTCCGGCTGCTCCGAGTTCTAACAGTTTTGTGGCTGCGGATTTTCCGGCAGCCGAGATTTGTGCTTCCCTCTGCAGCGGTGTGTCAGCCGGCGGGGTTAACCCCAGTATGGTTTGGGTTAGTTTGCTGGCCGGATATGCGGGGGCGACCGTCTGATATGTGGCTCCTGCGGGTAGCTGAGCCCCGTAGATGATTCGGCGGGCCTCCAGTGGGGGGGCGAACCGGTGTTTTCCATGTTTCTCCGGGTCGGTGCTGAGTTTGACTCTCAACGTGTCAGCCAGCCAGCCGACTGTTGCCGGTTGGAGTAGGGCTAGCAGGTTGAGCAGCGCAGCCTCCCAGTAGGTGGTTCCGAGGCCGTCCCGGCTTCTAAGCCCGGCTATCCGTACCCCCAGCTGGGCTTCCAAGAATCTGAACATTTGCTGGGCTTCCCTCATCGGGTTGATTCCTGCGTCGTCCGTAACGTTGACTGTCCGGGTTTTTGCTTCCACTGTGATTACCACGTCTGCCAGGTCCCGCACCGCTGTGGCCCCCCGATATGTGGCCCCCACATATGTGTGTTGCTGCGGGTCGTAGGAGCCTTTAGTCCCATGGTGAACCAGGATTACAGATGCGGGCAGGGGTCCTGTGGTTAGCTGGCGTAGCTGTCCTAACAGTCGACGTGCCTGCACTTCGTCCTGCAGGTCGACTTCGGGGAACACGGATTGCAGGTTGTCGATGATGATGAGAGGGTACAGGGGGCGGTAAACAGGGGGGGAGGCGTGGGGTGCTGTCCAGCTGTGCAGCCACAGCTCGTAACCCTCCAACAGGCCCTCCTCCCCGTCCCTGTCCCCGTCTCTCTGCGCCGCCTGTTCCGATGACGCTCCCCCCTCCCCCCGACGCCGCTCTTCCAAGTCTTCTGCAGGCCATTCGACAACCCGCCGGTGAAGCAGCCGCAACACGTCGCCGGCCCGCATCCCGGAAACATCCAAAACCTCAAACCGGTGCATCCCAGCCAGCCTGGGGGGCAGCAGGGCAGCCAGCCCGGGCACATCCCCCCACCGCACCTTATCGGTCCACCACAC